TTGCCACCTAGCTCCAACACCGTTCCAGTCGTAAGCAAAACTCTTCATTGCGGAACCATTCACTAAAGGATTAGGAGTTGTTACTAATCTAATTCCTAAATAATCGGTTAAGCCTTCCGGGTCATGGTAATCCACATACACCTCGGCTCTATACTTTCTATTAGGATACAAAGTATTTGATTGTTGCTTGGATATCGTCGCTTTGAACAACATATCTAACGTATAGCTGCCGGTATTAGCACTAGAATACGGAGCAATCCACAACTTCCACCTGTCAGTTGGGGAGAAGGTTATATTTTGCGAAACATTTCCATCTATATTAGCAGAGACGGGAACATTAAACTCTTTAGATACTGTGTAAGATTTATTAGTAATCTCTCCCGCAGCAGGAGCTAAGCGATAGAAGGCAGTTTCCGTTCCCCAGGTGCCGTCGGATGGTTTATAAAAAACGTTCTTTGTTACGTTTCCGAGCACGAATCCAAATCCAGCAGTAGCCGCTAGTGAAGAAGCAGTTAATTCAATCTTGTAGTTCTCTCCGGGGATTAATGTTAAAGGACTATTTACAGCTTCTTCTTGCCTGCCTTCGTTTACGGTCGCAATCATTGATTTCTCATTGCCGCCGACCAAGGTAGGAGGATTATCTTTACTAAAGAATACGAGAACATCTTCGTAAGTTCCTGGAACCCCACTGTAATCTGCGAAATTAACTGAGCTAGGAGTTACCCAACCATAATTAGAAGGGAGAGCGCCGCTCCGGAACCTTGGAGTTCGTAGTGGGTCTAGAAGTTCCCAGTTAGATACCGCAGACAAAGAAGAACTTTCTAAGGTTCTGGCGGATGTGGGTTCTAATTTAAAGTCTCCGTTAGCAAGGAGATTAAAGTTTTTAGATAATGGGAACCTAACTCTAAGAGCATTGGACTTATCTGTAACATCTTCTTTACCCCCGAACACGGTAATACTCTTGTCTAATGCTGTAGAGGTAAGATATGGGTTACATCCGTCAGTAAAATCTTTATAGTTAAATACTGCTAAGTTGTTAGTGCCTTCTTTACACACCAACTCAATTCCAGATAAGATAGATTGGTTAGCCCAGATGTTGGTCTCTTTCCCAAACTCATACGTATCAAACACACTCTTATAAGAACCAAACCCTTGGCTAAAAATCAAACCTCTTAACGTGGCAGCTATCAGTCTACCGTTAGGGTCTTCAAAGGATTCCCCTACAATGCCGTCACTTCCAGCAATGTTTGCAAACTGTAAAGAACTGAGAGCAGTTCTATCTCCATCCCTATACGCACGCAACCCAGAGAACTCGTAGTCTTGCCCAGGTAAGTTAGTGGCGGATGCGGCGGGACCACGCGTATTAAAGTCGTTGTTAAATACTAAAGGTCCGAAGGCGAAAGCTAATGCGTCGTGTCCACCTCCAGATAGATTTAAATTAAATTTACTAGGGTCCTTATAATCTAACCATAGCTGATGGAACCCGGAACCAAACTCAGAATATATCATGTTATGCTCTGAGAAGTCTAGGAAGGAGTAATCATCTTTTCCTCTACGCAATGCGTAATCGATAAAGATTTGCTTAGGAGATTTAGTAAACTGCCTTCTCTTTTCGTTGCTGCTACTACAGTCCAGTAACTCTTCTATCGCACGGTAAGGGAAGGAAAGATTTACAGGGACTCCTAAAATATTTGCATCAGGAGCATTACCCCGAATAACATTTTCATCAATGAATGCCGTATTTGAGGCATCGTAAATACCGCTCATAGCATTAATTGCAGGAGATATAAAGTTCTGTCCGGAGAAGTTAAATCCCTTCGGAAGATATTGAGGTAAGTAGCCTGTTTCTGTTGGTATCAGGTCTAGTCTTCCACTTGTAGCGAAGGCGTTAGATATCGGAGCAGACCGTCCTTCTCGATTATAATTAGAACCGCTTAGGAGGTACCGATAACTTCTTCTCCTAATGGAGTTCCGCTCTAAGCCAGCGGCGGGTTCCCAAAATACAGGAGCTACCTTAACATTGGCAATACCTAATACGCTAGTTTCTGAATGAGCAGTGGTATACCCCCCAGCGCGTCTATACGCAAACGCTCCAAACCAGACCGAAGGACCAACTAATGCGGACGGGTTCAATGAAGATGTAGAGGAAACCCCTATGCTTCCCCCGTCACTGGGATATTCAAAATCCTGTTCTTTATAATGCCATGCCGTTCCTGAGGCTAAGGTGGAATCATTATTAGCAACCAAAGTGACAGTTTCTATGTCCTCTGAATCAAAGGGTTCAGCTTGCTGAATATTAAAGGATATGGACTTGTCTCGTTTATCTCCTGTCGCCGCTCTATACCAGAATGAGATTCTATATCTTTGACCTGGAGTAAATCTACTCGGGTCCATAAAAATAACATTTCCCCTGGTGTTAGGACCGAGATTTTCACCGAGGGTTAACGACGCACTAGCATAAAGCCCAACATCTCCGGAAGCTCCAGCGCCGTCGCCTGCCGACACGAAAGACTTTATTGAGTTTGGCGCATCGTCAGTCTTGAACTCACTTTGAAAGGAGCCATATCTTCTAACTGCTTCATAGATAGCAACGCCTTTTCTTTGTTCTTCACTTAGAGTAGGGTACTCTTCAGCGGTTGGGAAATCTGTGTTTATGTCTATTGGGTCATAGACTATGTAATTCCCATCAGGGTCCTGTTCATTCCATCTACATGTACCACCCCTAAGAGCTGGTTCATCTAAGAGGTTTCTCCCGGAGGTTCCCGGAAGGTATCTATTTTCTATAGTTGTTGTTGGGGGAAGCGGATTGTTTACGAGTTTAGCTAATCCCCCCGTGCCGTGAGTTCCCACCCAAGAAGACACGATATTGTTTTGCATGGCGACAGTATTAGTTTCTTGTAGCTGTCCTTTTATAACCATACACATGCCAGCGTCTGTGTTTTGTTCTTCTGGCGTATACCCGTCACCGCTAAGGTCCACTCCCCCGTAAATTCTACTAAGAGTGTGTAGTGGAGTGTACTCTCTTAGAACATCAGAGATTCCTCTAATATCAAACGCAGTTAATTTATCAGTGCCGTTAAGAGAAGCTTCGGGCAGAACTAAGTATAAGTTAGAAGACTTAGAGCTCCAATAATCTAGAACTGAAATCTCTTGATTTGTTCCACCATCTACAACCGCAGAAAAGTTAGGAGCAATTGAGTTACCGGATGTGAAGAACTTAAGACCATTGTTGTCCCCAAAGAAGAAGTCTGCAGTGGATTCAGTCCCTAGCGTAGTGGAGCTGAGGATATAGTTTTCTAGTGCATCTACAAACGAAGAAGGAACTCTAAATCCAAAACTAGCATTTTCTTGGCAATCTCCTTCTAGAGCTTTCCTTAGGTACACAAGAACTTCATTAGTTATTCGCGTGTTCTTGTAAAACGTATCATACTCAAATGGAGGTACAGCTAGTGTATATCCTTGTCTAGCTTCAAATCCAACACCCTTTGAAATATCTGCTAAAGATTTATGATTAAATCTCATAAACCCTGTGTTCTTTTCGATGAATTCTAAGATAGCATCTACAGAGAACCTAATGTTTTTGTCATGGTCATAGGGGTCGATATTAATCGTAAGACCAGATACATTATTTACTTGGGTTTGTAGGTAAGTTGATAGAGACGAAAAATCAACGCAAGTGGGAGATTCCGTCTTAAGAGTATAATAAATTAGATTGGGCAGGTACGACTCCCAACACTCTCTTATATCTGACGAAGCATCAAACGTACTAAGCTCTTTTGGGAATACAATCTTTATGGCATCTACTAAAGCCTGTCTTGTTCCTTTTGCTTTGTAAGTGTAAACCGCTCTACGCAGCTGTCCTCTCCACATAGAAACATCATCGCCTAAGAATCTCCATCCAATAACCGAAGCTAAGTGGTCTAAGAATTGAGGAGGACAGTTTTCAATATCAAACAAGTCCTGCATAGATTCAACAATCATGTCCAGGTCGTAAAAAGCCCACGAAGCAGCTTTCATAAACTTGGTAAAAGGACCAGAAGAATCGAACTTAGAATAAATCAAAGAAGACCCTTCAAGAGCTTCTAGAGAGTTACGAATAAACGGAGAGTCCTGGTCTTCCTTGTTTAGCCATACAGATAGTAAAGTTTGTAGTCTTTCTAATTGTTGGATGCCCGAAGCAAAGGTAACCCCTGATATAGAGGAAGTAGGTTTGTCGAACTCTGGGGGAAGGTATCTTCCGAACTCGGGAACAGCATCTCTGTTTTTCCAAATGTATTCAAAAAGCACATTTGCGGCAGTCTCTTCGGTAAACTCGCCACCATTAGAGTAGTAAGCGCTTGTTACATAGTCTGCTAATACTGCTGATAACTCCGTGGTCGCATTTGCGTTAGACGAAGTATTAAGCATGTACAGCAAGCCCACCGTATCAACTAGCCCAGAGTGAACTTGGGCGGATACTGTGTAATCATTATTAGGGTTAGAAGACACCCCAGACACAAAGGTGTCTGAAAGATGGCTAAGAACCATATTAGGCTGAATTGTTCCCGAAAAATAATTCTTAAAATCATCTTGGTTTTTAAAAGAATTAAAAGATTTATTTAAAGGAGCTAAGATAGCATCAGTAAATGTATTTGCATCTACTCTTGTAAGTCTATTCTCAGGGACAAAGAAAGGTTTAATAGAACTTAAAGCATACCCAGAGACAGTAAAGAATGTATCGCACTCATTTGCAGCAAGTAAATACTTGCCTAATAATTTATAAGCTATCTCTTCAACTTTTGTTTCACCTTTTTCTTCTGAAATGTATACCTCTGGAAGAAGCTTGGTTATCTTCTCCACATAGTTGTACTTAAATACATCTTCATTACCGCGATAAGGCATTATACAAACTCAAAGTTAAGTTCAAAGTTGTTTAACTGTATGATTTCATTAAAGTTTACGAAAATATCTTCGTCATAATTCGTCACTTTAAAAAATCTAACGTCCGGATTATTCATCACAAAGTTAGCCAGCTCTGGGAATCTTAAAGGTTTACCAAAATCCATGCTGTCATAGGACAGATATTCTGTTATACTTCTACTCACACCCGCCTTTACATTTTCTTGGAGCGCTAACTTATTTCTATCTACAAAGACTGTTGCTACTAAATCAACAGTTCTCACTAGACCATCTACAATCGTCAACTCATCAGTAAGCATCTTATAGCTGTTAAGATGATTTAGTAAGTCTGATTTAAACGGCAAGGATGCTCTCTGCAGTTGGGTGTCTGTAGCTTTAGCTAAAACATAAATATCAATCATGTTTCCACCTGCTCCAGACTGACGAGCAACAGCTAGAGCTTTGCCCGTTTGACCTGTAGTTCCAGCATAGCTATTTGCAATAGCTGTATAGTCTTCTCCAGTAACAGCTCTATACTGAGTTCTGAAGAAGTATGGTGCATATTTCTTTGCGTGAGCAACAGTTTCGGCATTTGCTCCACCAGCAGCCACTGTTGTATTTGTAATTGTACACTCTACAGGCGAACTTCCATTTTTCAATCCATTAACCTGAGTTCTTATAGCTCCTTCTACAATATCTCCACGGTTACCTCCACCAACTCTATAAACTACAGTGTAGTCCTGACCGTTCTGAGGGCTCTTACCTCTGATGTCGTCACCAAACAGTAGGCTGCAAGAATAATCGTCGTTGTAAATTTTCTCAAAGACCGCGTCAGTGCTGCCTGAAGCTAGACTAAGGCTTTGGATTTCAGAATATACTTCATCTCCAGACGAGACAAAAATACTTCCTTCGATAATCGAAGGGTCAGGAACTCTAATTCTCTTGGAAGACTGCGCGGTAGAGAAGGTTCCTTGCAGAGTTTTGTAAGTACCCTCCAATAACACAAGACCCGTGAAGTTAGAGCCCTCACCATAGCTGTTATAATCAAGAAGAAGGTCTCCCGTTTGGGCGGTAGTTGCTTCATCAATAAGTCCCGTAGCTTTGTTTATTTTATAAAGAGTATAGGTTAGTTGGGTGTTGTCTCGTTGTGAAGTGGTCGTTACTGTTCTTTGATTACTAGGTATAGTTAATGTATCACCCCCGGCAAAAGATACGCTACTCTCTGGAGTTAGAAGAGCCGTAGCTTTACTGGCTATCGGACCTTTCATTTTTACTCCAATTAGTTCTAAAACTTTTCTTAAGTTTTCTGGAGTCTTAACAGTGCTTAAATAAGACTCATTAGCCAAGAAGTCTGCTTTTAAAGAAAGCACTGAAGCTAGGTAGGCAAACAATTCAATAAAAACAACACCTAGGTCTGATTGTACGAAGTTATTGTAATCATCAGGATATACAGCCTTAACATAATCCATCAAGGCTTCTTTGAATTCATCAAAGTCCGCAACCGAATAATCAATCAGTTGAGATTTGGCTAGCTCTTGGATTTGACCAAGTCTCATAAAATCTGACTGCACAGTGCCATCAAAAGCCGAAGCGTTATACCTGATAGGGTCGGCAGCAGCGGGAGGAATATAATTTAAATTTGCCATTATCTTATTACTACGTCAATAACTTCTTCCTCATAGGGCGTTGCAGTGAAGCCCACATTTAAGGCTACGTAAATGCTGTTGGGGTCAGACTCAGGACCTTGAACAACTTTTAAATCTTTTACAAAAACTCTAGGTTCGTATACTTGGATAACATTTCTAATATCTCTGTTTAGCTCTTCAAGAAGCGACCCCGTTAAGGGTTCGAACAATGCTGCTTTTAGATTAGTGCCGTAGTCTGGATACATAACCCGTTCCCCTTTTTGAGTAAGGAGAAGCTGTCTTAAGTTTTGGTAGACTACTTCCTTATCAAAGCTTTTGGGGAAAAAACCTCCATCCGCAGGAGCCGTGGGCAATGGAAACCTAAGACCGACAATCCTATCTCTTCTTGAGGTAGTAATGTAGTCTAGGTTATTTGCGAATAGAGTATCAGTCATTTTATGTTATATTAATATTTTTGAAATATCCTTTTTGTGCGTCAAAGTTTTTCTCAACTTCATTTGTATTTAGGGGTCTTGTGTAAAGCTTAAAACTTCCAACATATCCGTCCAACCCACTTCGAGGAATATTCCTATTTACGCCAGAGTAAGTACACCCTCCAAGACCGGGAGTATGCTGTCCTGTAATTCCACCGCTGGAAACTTCAGCTACCTTGGTAAAATATGTATCATTTGTATTGCTTCCCAAGAATCCAAATGGAGTGGTATTAAACCCAACCTCCTCTTGGACTTCATACGAACGTGGGCATGTGTCGGTAAACCCTCCACCAATAATCCAAGGAGTTTGCATCGGTAACTCAGGAGCTATAACTGAACCCTCATGCAAACTTTCCGTGTAATTATCTGCTTTTGAGACGCTGGTTCTAACACCTAGGCTATTTTCATACCCGAAATTCTTTTCTACAAAGCTAGGTACATTTAAGGGCTGCGCGGCGTCTAAGTAGAATGCATCAGATATAGAAGACGATATAAGTTTCTTACCATCCAGGTAAAGAGAAATTTCGTTTCCTTTATAATTTACTGATACATGGGTGTGCATGAAGGTATCCTGCACACTGCTGATAGAGACTCCCGACAGCGCTCCTGCTTCTGTAAACACGTCAACAGGAACTTTAAACCCTAACTCTGTGTACGTAGAGTTTGGGTCATAAGGGTTACTAGGAATGCCTGCAATGGCTACGCTGTGCCCAAACTTTCCATCTGGTTTATTTTGGGATACGGTCGGGAGAACAACAAACTCAAGTTGATTGATGTTACTGTTCGTTGAAGCCATGCCA